ATCGGGAAGCCCATTTTTCGATTTTTAGGAATTGGGGGGTCAAAAAGCTGTTCATAATTTTTCCTAAACTACTTACACAACTAAGTAAGTAGAATCTGCAATGGGCGAATGATGGTAATGGTAGCATGTTGCGCTTGCATCGCAATCGTCTGTGTTCGATTCTAAACTAATATAATTAGAATTGGACTTAGTAAGTAATAGTATGAAACACTACCTCATTTATTAGATTAAAAATAAACTCAATGGAATGATTTACATTGGTCAGCATCAAACTGAAAACCTCAATGACGGTTATATGGGTTCAGGGCTTCGTATCAAACGAGCGATTAAGAAGTATGGAATTGAGAACTTTGAGAAAACTATTCTCTTTGAATGCCGGTCAGTTGAAGAGATGAATGCTAAAGAAGCTGAAATTGTAAATGAAGATTTTATTGCAAGAGATGATGTCTACAATATTGAATTAGGTGGAATTGGTGGATGGACACATCTTTCATTTACATCTAAATCAAATGCTTCTAAAACTAGATGGAACAACATGACTAATGAACAACGTAAACATGCAACAGAAAAAGGAATATCAATGGTAATAGGAAGAAAACACACCGAAGAAGAAAAACAGAAAATGTCAATGGCTGTCCAGAAATATTATAACGACGGTGGAGTAAATGGCATGACTGGAAAACACCATTCAAAAGAAACAAAACAAAAAATGCGATTGTCGCATATCAAAGAAAAGAATTCATCATTTGGCAAGATGTGGGTTTGCAACGATAGAACTCATGAAACAAAACTTATTTTTAAAACAGAATCTATTCCAGAAGGATGGAGAAAAGGTAGATTTTATAGTAAGTAAAATATACTTTGGGCCGTTAGTGTAACGATAGCACGATTCCTTTGCATGAAATCAGATGGGTTTGACTCCCGACGCGTCCACCAAATGCCTAGCTAGAGGTTGTTGTGTTGGTGTCCTTAGTTGTTTCCTCTAGCTAGGCTTTTCTCGTCACCCGCGCTTTGCTTTCTCTTTCGTGTGTTCGACTTTGATTTGCTGGTCGCGAATCTGCTTGGCAAGTGCTGGTGAATATGATTCTATCCTGTCAGCAAAGTCTAATGCTATCTCTCTAATCAGATTGACATGCTTGTAGTGTTTGCCAAGTATTTCCCAAAATGCCTGCTCGGTGCATTTAGTGTAGTAGTTGAAGCAAGATGCTGCACGTTCCTTCTTGTAGTTCTTTATGTTCTTTGTGCATTTGAGTAAAGCAGCTGACACCATGTCTTCTTGCAGGTCTTTTGAGTAGTTGCGGTATCTTGAATCTCCAAGCAAGTGTGTAGCAATAAGCCTAAAGTAGTTGCATACACGTTCGGTTGGCTATCCCAGCTTCTGGCTTTCTTCAAGTGCTTCAGCTAATTCTGCTGAAGTTAGGTATTGTGGTTTCTTAGTTTTCATTTGTCTTCTCCATCAGTATGCGTGTGAATTTAGCTTTGCCGTTTACAATGCAACACTGGCATAACCAACCAGAATCATCATGGCATTTAGTGTGTGCTTGCATTAGTTTTATCGGTTTCCATCCTTTGATTCTAACCTATGCTACTGCAATTGGCAATGCTATTCGTCTATCGTAGTTGCATGGGATGAACTTCATGCTGTCAATGCATAATACATCATCATAGTTGTCTATATAGTTTGCTTTGCCTGATTTCATCACTTCATCTATAGTTTTATTAGGTATGATAGTCGGTATTGGAAGTTGAAATGTGCTTAGCAAATTCACTCTTGCCCATCTGTTGTCGTATTTATGTTTCACACCATTATTCTTTGGGTATATCATGCACAAAGTGCCGTCAAGCAATATGTCTATGTGATTCTTCAGTATGTTATCAACCCGAGCTATGAACATGTGTGGAACAACAACAAGAAATTCTCTATCAAACTTCCTGATGAGTTTGATGAAGTCAACTATTCTTGAAAATGGCGGATTAGTGACTACCACATCACACTGTTGCATGATTGCTTGTGATTCATCAGAGTCAAATGAACCATCTTGCTTTGTCGGACTCTATATCTCAAGTGTTCCATCAAATGTTGTCTTTACACCATGACCGTCTTTGCAGTATGATGTTGCAATTAGAGCTGTCAGCCCAAGCTGTTTGAAGTTAGCTTTAAGCTGTTGGTATATCTCAGACTCTGGTGTATCACACGGACAATACACACTCTTGCCAGCAACATTGCCTTTAAGATGGTTGACAATCTCCTGAGCAAGCTCTTTTCCAGTTGGGAATTCATCTCTAGTTAGGTCTCGTTTTAGTTTGTCATAATTTGTTTTCATGCTTTCACCACTTTCTCTTTTGTCACAATGAAATGTCTTGTATGTGGCAGCTTCTCTAAATCATCCCTAAGCAACACAAGGTTTATAGGCTTCTCTTCTTTCTTTGTCGAATAAGTCAACCAATACTTCTTGTGGGGATATTTGAATCTTGCTCGGCCTCTTGAGTCAACCGCTCTGTTGCCAAATGCATCCGTGATGTTGTTGTCACCAGTGAATCTAAGCTGCTGTGCATCTCTCTTCAATTGCTCTAATGTAATCTTGCCGTCATGTCCTTCAAAGCTAGTCACATAGTCTATGACATCTTTCTTGTACACCCAAAGGACATCTGCCGCTGAAATCTAGCTTGAAGACGAAAGCTGTCTGTCATCGTCAACTGTGCATGATAGGCTGATTATTGCATAGAAGTCTGTAGATAGGTTGTCGTTCAAGAACCAGCCATCTTGAACCTAATATGCTTTGTTCAGCATTGAACATTCAAAGCCGGGTGTTGCAAGCACTTTGTTCAGAAGTCCTTGATACTTGCACTTCTCATCAAAGTTGATGTTGTTGATTGAAACATCAATTCCACCTATTTGGTGCCATTTGTCGGTATAGCGTGTGATTGGGTGCTTAGGGTTTATTCTTGGATAGAAGTATTTGTCAAGAAACTGAGCAGCCATCTGCTCAATCTCGGTGTCACGATTCCATTTCTGTTGTCTTGTTGTTGTCATAGTTGTTTTCCTTGTTTGTTGTTTGTCTGTTGCTATATACTCATTTCGTGCGCAAAACTTTTTCATGAAGTCTGCTGTACATCTTCTGGTGTGCAATCTTCCGTAGCTCTAGCAGCATCTTCAGCTCTGCTACAATCTTCTTTGCTGTTGCGCATTGTGTCACTGCTGCTTCCATGAGTTCAGCACATGTTGGTTCTTTCATCTGTTTCATTGTCGTTGTTCCTTGTTGTTTCATGTGTTCGCTGAATTGCGTCCACATTCTTATTTATCAGGCTCGCCGCGCATTTTTGCTGAATGCACAAAACTTTTTTTCGTAAGTACCTCAAATGGAGAGAGGACAACCAATGAGTGTATACACAGACAACGTAGAGCCTGAGCAATATCAGCGATTGCTTGACATGGATGAAGATGAGAGACTTGCTTACACAGCAGAGTATTTTCAGCAATAGCATGCTTATGAAATGGCAGAGCAAGGTCTAGTAGAAGTTCCTGTGCATCATTATCATTATGTCAAAGTGCCTGTAGAGAAAGTTGTCGAAAAGGTTGTGACAAAGACAGTCGAAGTTCCTGTAGAGAAGGAAGTAATCAAAGAGGTTGAAGTACCTGTGGAGAAGATTGTCGTTGTCGAAAAGCCTGTAGAGAAAATTGTCGAGAAGGAAGTCGAAGTGATAAAGGAAGTTGAAGTCGAGAAAGTTGTCGAGAAGAAGGTCGAAGTTCCTGTCGAAAAGGTTGTGGTCAAAGAAGTTGAAGTACCGGTCGAAGTCGAGGTTGTCAAAGAAGTGGTCAAGGAAATTCCAGTAGAGGTCGAAGTGATAAAGGAAGTGGTTGACCACCTTGATGAAGAGAAGCTTGCGATGCTCAGCCAAATACTGGATGAAGTGAAGTCAATGAAGGACAAAACGGTCTAGGTCGAAGCTAAGAAACCTGTGCCAATCATATATGCTTGATTCAGGATTGCGCTAGAGCGCGGCGTTTCAAGGATGATAAAACATATACCTAAGCTTCTGGCCGCGCACAGGCGGCGGCCTCAGGACATCCTGCGTCATTTTAGCTTTGGTTTGGGCAAGCCTGAAAGATACAGCCAAGAGCGCAAGCCTGCTATGTATCAAGCTAAATCCATCACAGGACGCCGCCTGTGGGCGGCGGGGTGACAAGCTGGATGAACAAGCAGAGGACACAAAGGCCGCGCCCTAGCGGCGGCCTGAAGTGGCCTTGTGACAAGGATTAGGACAAGTGGACTTTAGACAAGCACTGACAAGCCGAGACTTCAAGGAAGTAGACCAAGGAGATATCTCAAAGAAGTTGGTTCAAAGACAAGACTTTCAAGAGACATGACAAAGAGAATGATTACCTAAAAAGGACAAGCTGAAGTAGCAAAGCTATAACAAGCATTTGTAGACCAAACTACCTAAACGAGATTACCTTGTATCTTTGACTTTAAAACCAAATCACCTAAAAACCAAGTGCTTGTAGTGTAGTTCTTTCAGGTAATACTTTTGTCTAGTGTTTCTAAAGAGAGAGTGTTTTTAAAGAGAGAAATTGATTATATAGTCAGGTGGTCCAACTCACCATGCTCAGGTGGTCCAACTTTGGGGTTCAAATGGTCCAACTCTGCTCAGGTGGTCCAATTCGTTTTTTGAGTTGGACCACCTGACGGGCTTGCATTTTGTAACGAAATCGGGTAATATACTGATGTTGCTATTTGAAGTTAGGTAAGTAGATAGCAATGGGTGAAACATAAGCCACTTCATCCGGTTTCATGTTCTTGGCTGAAAAGCTAATCACTTAGTAAGCCACTCTGAATCTTGGCCGAGGACGAGGTATATATGAAACTGAAACGGCTGAAAGAAGAGAGAATGAACATGAACAAAAATGAAGTAGAGTTGTACGTCAAGTACAAAGCAAACGTTGTAGAGCAAGTGCTGATTTGGTTGGTTAGAAACATTGCGGTATTCCGCTATCACAATTCAACCAACTATTTGACTAAGTTGAAGCAAATCAAAGAGCATACTACCTTGAATGGGGTGAAGCTTGGAAACTATGCATTGAAAGAGATTTCAACCACATTCCATTTTGATGATTGGTTCATCGAGCTGATTTGTGGTGGCAGGCCTTATGTTGACGGCAAGAAAAAACGACTGGTTGACCAAATCCTCACTGAAGTGGAGGTCAACTCAAAAGTCCTGAAGTACATCGGAAAGAAGGATGTCACATACAAGTCAGGCAAGAAGTTCTCGCATTTAGGTTGGTGGATGCTTGACACAAGAGTTGCAGGCAAAGTTTTCATGGACAACACCTATGCTAATAAGATGTCAAATAGATATTGTGACGAAGCAAGATATGTCATATCAAAGTTTGCATTCAGATATTCGCAGCTTAGGCAAGAGCGGACAAATTTGATTTTCAAGAAAATACAACAAATAGAGAAGGACACAACAATGACAAAAGCAGATAAGGAAAAGCTGAAAGAGGAATGTGAAAAAGGCTTGCATTGCCTACCTTATGACTACATGGTCAAGAGCATTGAGAAAGAAGAGAAAGCCAAGTTGCGGACTTTGCAGACGCGTATTCGCAAGATGACACAGAAAGCAATGATAGAGCTGACACATGAAAATGAAATGCTGAAAGCCGAGAATGAAACACTTAAAGCTAAAGTGAAGCACCTTGAAGAATTGAAGGACATCAACTCTGACATTCCAGAGGATGATGATGACGATATAGATTATGAAAAACTGAATGAAGAGCTGGATGAAGCAGAGAAGCTTGCTGCTGGGTATTCAAAGCCAACAAATGTGTTTGTTGCACCTCCAGAGCTTGCAGAGAAGAAGGTAGTTGAAACCCCAGCTGATGATATTCCAACACCAACTTCAGAAGAAGTGACAAAACTAGAGAAACAGATTAGTCGCTTGCAAGAGTTTGTGGACAAGCTCTATATCTCCGTGAATGAAGCAAGACAGATAGCATCATTCTTTGGAAGAAGTCTTGACTTGAAAGAAGCCCGTGGAGGTTGGTGTGTTGAAGATGCACATAAGCATAAAGGACAGCGTAGCACAATCTTTGGCTACTTCAAGAGAGAGCTAGACAACAACCAGCTAGTCACGGATGATGCGGCAAAATTCTTCAGGGGTCGGGCTTGATTTTCATGCACCTAGCTTGTGCGCCGCTCCCTGAAGTCATCCTATGATTGATGCTCTTCATCCTGCACTTCACCATCGATGGTGAGGTGCATTATTGCTTCTTCCCAATATTGATACACTACATCTAAGAATGGTGGTGCTGGGTCTTCTTCATTGTATTCAAATGTCTCATCTAAAGCATACTCACCATCAAACATCGAAACCCATCTGCTTGTTGTTGAATCCATTGTCTGGGATACTTCCTCTACGCAACATTTCCAAGCTTTAGCAAAAGCTGCGCTTATATAGAGGTGGGGGTTTGGTTTTGGCTTTATGATTGTGGTCATTGTCATCATGATATAGTCAAGTGGCGTAGCATCATCTATTGATGTTATCTCTATTGACAAACATGGTTCTTTGATAGATGCTCTTTGAACCGCTATATCTTCTATCAATTTTTCACTGCACCATTCTTTGCCACCAATCATCAAGTTTGCAATGTTTATCCTGAATTTAGTCCAATCCCAAATGCTGTCTCTACAAAGTTTTTTGAGGCTTTCTCCTAATGCCTCTACAAATTCTGATTTCCTATCATCATCAAACAACGCGATTCTTGCTATGTAAGTCGTTGGGTTTCCCATCTTTCACTTCTCCTTTCTCAGCCAATCCCAACTGAATACCAAACATCATATCCCAAGTCCTTGCAATGGGCTATCATTCCGTTTGGCTTGTCTTTGCGCTCTTCAAGGTCTTTGCAGCGACCTATCATTGTCAACACTTCTTCACCAAACCTGTCTGTTGGCAAATCTTCACCGGTGTCTGTCTCAATGATGCGGTCAATGAAGACTACTTTGCTGCCTTGCTCTTCTTCTTGCATGACTTCTTTGCCTTGATGTCATTCTTGAAAATCTCTTTGGTGTTGGAATCCAGATACTTATAGACTTTAGTAATCCTATCTATTGCTAAACCGATTTCAAGACTATGCATCTCTGCAAGCTGCTCAAGCTCCTTCTTGTGGGACTCGCAAAGCTCATCAAGTTTCTTCAACTCTTCGTTGAAGTTGAGCAACCAATTTCTTGCAATAGCTTTTAGGTTTTTGGCTCTTGTTGGCATTTGTCACTTCTCATTTAGACTAAAAAGGCTGTTGGTCAAAAACCAACAGCCAAATAGTATATCACAATACGTTGTCTAAATCAATCCAACACCATTGTGAAGTGCTTTAGCTCTTCGGCTTTGAAGTGGTCACATCCGTAAGCATCAGCTTCTTTCCAAAGCTTGTCAAACAGTCTACTGTACTCTTCAATGCCATGCTCATACCAAAACCAAAGATGATGATTCAAAACACCTGTTAGTTCAGTGAACATCTTGACGTTTGACTTCCAACCATTGAAGCTACGTTTGTATGTATCTTCAATAGCGTTCTCGCCATACACACATGCTACACAGAAGTCAGCGAAGAATGTTGAATCAGGACGTTCGCTTTCCATCTCTGGATAGGCACATTGGAATTTCTCTTTGTCTGTTGTGCCATACATACACATTGCTCTTCCAAGCGGCATTATCGAATGCACTTTAGTCATGTCAGCCATTGTCATTCTCCTTTCTTTGAGAGTTCAATGCGAGCAGCAATTACCTTAGCATTGCATTCATCGCAGCAACGAGCATTCTCATCTTTGACATAAGGCCAAGGATTGTTGCCATAACCATTGAGTGGCTTTCCACAAATGCAGCATTTCTTAGCTTCATGCATGTCGGCAATCCGCTTCAGCTCATTTGCAATCCTACCAAGCATTGAACTGATGCGTGGCAGATTTGAGCAGATGATTTCCATTGTTCTGTTCTCGATGATTGTCATATTACCACTCTCCTTCCAAAACAATTTGTCCATCAACAACACTCACTTCATCAATGTCAACCGTGTAGATGTGGTCAGCATCAGCTTGAATGATGACTTTGCTTTCAAGCATTGTTGGATTCTCGTTCACAATCTCATTGAGCTTGTTCAACAGTTCTTTGATTTTCATTTGTTGTTCTCCTTCATAAAGTGGCTGGTGGCCTTTCGACCACCAGCCTTTGTTTGTTTAAGCGACCTTAGAAACAATGTCGATGCTTTCAGCGAGTTTGATGCTGAGGAAGAACTCACGGGCAAACATTGCTGCTGACCGAGAGGTGTAAGCGATGATATGGCCAGTTGTGAAATTCGGCATAGCACCACCTTCATTGTCGATACGAATCAAACCTTGTCCTTCGACGTACAGGAGGAACTTGCGTTCCCGGCGGACACGCTTTGGCTTTTCAACCACAACGGCCTTCGTCTCTTCGTTCTTCTTTTCGTTCTGCTTCTTCATTTTGTTTTCTCCTTTTGTTTTGTTTGTTAAATGACCCACTCACACGAGCGGGTCAAATCTCTTAAGCCACGAAACTCCACTTGTTTGCCTTTATCAGTTCAAGCACTTTCACCTTTTTAGTCGATGATGTGAATCCAGTGGTTTGGTTCTTGGTGAAGATGAACTTCGGTGTTATGCGTTCAATCACTTCATGGATTGGTTCATCGTTGTAGTATGTTTCACCAACATAGAGCGTAGCACCAACAACGAACTTGGCTTCAATCTCGGCATTCTTCTTCTCTTCTTCTGCTTCACGTATGATGCGCTCATATTCTCTCTTTTGGTCATAGAGGTCATTAAGCTCGGTCGAAGCTGCCTTGTATTCGGTGAAGAGCTTTGTAGCTTCATCATTGGTGATAAGCTCATCTTCAATCTGCTTCATGTTTGTTGTGAGATATCCAAGCAGCTGGCAATACCTCATTTCAACCACATCTTCAATTCCAAACGAACCAAAGCAGCTGAAGTTTATCCGAAGCTTTCTGTCAGTTCCCTTCCATGTGACACTCTCGAAATACAGGTCGAACGAATGATAATGCTCTTTGCCATCAACTGTCTGTGACACATAGATTTCGGCATGTCGTTCGTCTGTGTGTCTTGCATATACACCTTCAACTCCAGATTTCTCAATCCATGAATTGATGGTTGTCTCGTTGTGATGCACAAGAGCTTCATACGTTGCCTTAGCAATCGTCTTCTTCTCTTCAATGCTCTTGACCAGTTCTTCGATGTTCATTTTGTTTTCTCCTTTTGTTGTTTGTTGTTTAACTTTCTTAGTGGTGGCTAACATGGCGGTATTATATCATGTCTTTGCGGAAACTGACAATGAAATTTTTAGCAATTTTCAGGCAACAAAAAAGGCCATCCTTGTGGACAGCCTTGATTTTAGTATGTAAAGTTTGTCAAACCACCTATGCGACATCAGGCAATGCATTGATGCCTTCAGACATCTTATCCATATTTTCATGGAAGTATGCAGAGGTCATGTCAACTGCGGAGTGACCCACTATCCGCTGTACGAGCAAAGGACTCATGCCAGAGTTTATTGCCATCGAGACAAAGGTATGGCGCAAGCTGTGGAATCCGCAAATGAGCTTCAGCTTGCCATTCACCATCTTTGAAGTCTCAATGCCACAATTCTTGAATAGAGCAATGACTTGGCCACCCAATGAACCAGATTCATAACCATCAGCATTTGTCTTGCTCACGTAGTCATCCGTGTGTGATGTGGATTCAAGCATCTTCAGAAGTGTTGGGTGCATCGGGATTTCAAGTGGTGCTTCCATGTGCTTGCGGGTCTTGATAGGAATCGTCTTTATGATTCTTCTCTCAAAGTCAACATTCTCCCATTTGAGCTTAGCACAATCGCTTATGCGCAAGCCTGTGTAGATGCCAATTGTGATGAGCAACTTCATGTCATGAGTCTTTGCTTTGTCTAGCAAGCTTGAAATCTCTTTTGCGCTCAGTGTCCTTCTTGATGACTTAGTGGCTTTCTTCTTCTTGAAGTTCTCCCAAGCATCATTGCAAAGCTGGAAGTCATCATGAAGGTATCTCCATATCCGCTTGAACAGAACCAACCTTATGTTGTATGTGTTAGCACCAACTTCTGAAGCGAGTTGTTCAAGGTATTCTTCAGCTAAGCGCACATTGATGTCTTTAGCGAACTTGACTTTTGCAAGCATCCAAGTTGTCATTCGGTTCACGGCATTCTCATATATCTGTGTTGTGCCACCTTCGACATCATCCTTCTTCAGCCTCTTAGCAAACTCATCCCAAATGTCTGTGATGAGAAGGTCGTTCTTTGACCTACGCTCTTGCAACTCAATCAAGCGATTCTGCAAGTTGCGTATTGCATCCTCTTCTCGCGCATCACGATATGGGCGAGTGATTCGCTCTAAGGCTTTCAACGCTTTCTTCTTGTCAACCTCACCAGTTGACTTGTAGTAGACTTGGCATTTGTAGACCCATCTTGCCAACCACGGCTTGCCCTCACCTTTGTTGATGAGTGAGCCGAATCCGTTTCCTCTTCTATTCATTTTTTATCCTCGTTTGTTGTTATAACTTCCGATGACCGCGCTATTATATCATGTTTTTCGAGTTGTGGCATCATCGGTATACAATTAGTATATAGTTTTAGGATAATCCTGCCAACTTTTTATTGGAAAAGTGCGGATTTTTCAAGTTTTAGGTTTTTTGATAAAAAGCCTAAGAATTAAAAGTATCAAAATCCTGGGCCTAAAATGTTAATTGTGACTTCGCCCAAAATCACGAAGTCACTTTTTGATAATTATACCATAATTCACCTCGTCTATACAGGGGTGAGTTTTATTGGGGTCGGTATATAGTTAGTGCACTTCATCAATACAGTTAGTTGGACACACTGTTATCTTGCTCTTGCGGTATTCGCGCGTATGGACTACCCCGAAATAGGAGTTGGTTGACCAGCATTCATATTCATGCTCAATCTTAGCCGGTTCTTTCACTGTGGTCTTTGAACCACCTAAATAAGACAAAGCATTTATCTGGATGTACTGTTCATCAGGTAGAGACACACCTAATATTGTAGATGTGCCGTCTACCTCTTTATAGTATGGTGAAAAACACCCGCAAAGGAGCAAAGCCAAGATGAACGCGATTAGCTTGTTCATACTCACCATTCCTTGATGACTTGCTCTACCTCGGCAACTGTCTGGTCAATCTCTTCGGAATCAATCTTGTTGTCTTCGAGCTTTTCAAGCAAAGACCTGAAAGCATATAGAATTTTGTCAAGTCGAGCAATCCAGACTTTCAATGTATCTCTTACCTTTGAGACGTTATCTTTATACTAGTCGAGAAGGTCATTCAAACGACCTACAATCACTTTTTTAATTATCCACTTTGTCATTTACTACCTACTTTCACTTTTTACTTTGTTTACAACAGCTTCTATCTCGTCAAGCCTATGGAGCATCGCGTCTTGCTGCTCTCGGCTGAATTCGTACACGTCGAAATTTATTGAGAACCGCAGATTCTCGATGTTCGCGTATATGCACCTTAACAAGTCGCTCATACAACATTCCTATTCTGCCATGTGCCTGTACAATATACTTACGATGATAAGTAAGCAGTTCAAGAAGCAACATTTTTGTTGTGAAGATATAAGCAAAATAGAAAACTATAGTAAAGCAATATCAGACGAAAACAATGTTTGGCATTGCCATCATAGAGCTGAAATGTTGCCATGCGGCAATTTTTCCCGCGACGATTTGAAGAAGTTTGGGTTGTATTATAACCAACCGGCTGATAGATTGATTTTTCTTCCTTCAAAAGAACACAGGAGACTTCACATGTCTGGGAAAAACAGCCCACTCTTCGGAAAGCATTTGTCTGATGAACACAAGAAAAAATTATCGTTGAAGAACAAAGGCAGGCCTAATCCAAAAAACAGGCACCCAGCATCACTTTCAACGCGGATGAAACTTTCCAAGTTAAGGAAGGGCAATCAGTTTGCCAAGGGATTACATCATTCAGAAGAGACGAAACGAAAAATCGCTCTTGCTGCCAAAGGCAAGAAAAGATACAACGACGGCGAAATAGAGATTCTTGCTTTAGAATGCCCTGCTGGATTCAAGAGAGGTCGCTTGCCCAGACGGAGCAGCGTTTGATTTGGAAATCTACGATATTCCAACGCCGCCGGCCATAATGCCCATTGCGATAAGCAAAGCCTTTACCAGCATAAGGATAATTTGAGAAGACCATTTTCTGTCTGGCTTTTCCCCTTCGGTCTGATTGCTTGATTCCAGCTTTACTATTCTGATTTCGTGGTTGGCGAGCAAATCACGCAAGGCGTCGGTGTTGGCTTGAAGTTTGTCAGCCAGCTTCTCAAACAATCCATATATTTTTTCATCGTCCATTTGTCAGCCCTCATCGCGCTTTGCGAACATGTCTATGATGTTGCCGTCTGTCATTTCTTGTCACCTCATTAGATTACTTTCTCCACCATGAAATGACCGCTTGCATATTCAAAGATGTGGTAGAAATTCAATCCTTCTGTTGGTGCGATTGCCGCCGCGCTACCTCCCTTGAACACATCAAATGATGCGCTCCATGTCATTGGCTGTGTGAAGTTCCCAAGTGTCAAGGCGAAATATGCCTCACGCGCAGTTGTTGCTGTCAAGGTTATAGTTATTTCAAAGGTAGCACGCGCGGCGTCCAATGTGAGCGCATTGACATAGAACGGCTGTATATCGCATTTTTTTCTTGCATTCACACCTGCGGTGCGCCACAGAAAGCCTTTTCCATAAGCCTGCTCTTCAACCCATTCCTTTGTTGCGTTCCTTACAGTGATGATGTTCGCTGTATTAGAAACACCCCATGGATAATTGCTCATGTATGGTACTAAACTCGGTGCAACTTCTTTAAGATATAGCTTGAAATAAGTGTATGTTCCATCAAAAGCATCCACACCAATAGATTCAACGCCCTACGGCAATGTAATGCTTATCAAATTGCTGCAACCTTGGAAAGCAGAAGTCCCTATTGTCTTCAAGTTATGTAAGCCTTTGTCGAGTATCGTCACGCTCGTAAGATTGGTGCAATTGAGGAACGCCTCAACCCCGATGCTCGTTACGCAGCTGCCAATTGTCACATTCGTAAGCCCATTACAGTCACAGAATGTCCAATTACTGATGCTCGTGACGCTATCGGGTATCGTCACACTCGTCAGCCCTTCGTCACCGAAGAACGCATTTTCCCCAATGCTCGTCACACTGTCTGGTATCGTCACGCTCGTAAGTTCTCTACAATCTTGGAACGCCCAAGTGCCGATGCTCGTCACACTGTTTGGTATCGTCACACTAGTAAGATTGGTGCATCCGTCGAACGCAGAATCCCCAATGCTCGTCACTCCCTTTCCAATCTCGACTTCCTTTACAGTAGAGCCACTTTCTTCCCATCCTTGACGAATTTCTTGCGTCAATTCTCCTGAGACATCGTAATAGCGAATTTCGTCATTGACGAATTTAACCATCGTCCGTCTTTCATCGACCACAGAATCAATGGCGGAAATCTGAGGGTCTGAAAGCTTGTCTTGCTTTGTCTCAAGGTCTGTAAGCATCGCAAGACCAAGAGTGTTTTCGATTGTTCGTGTAATTGTGAAATTATATGTATTGCCTTGCCCATCATTAAATGAACATGGCAAGCTCAATGTATCTTCAGGAGCGTCAACGACATCTTCAAGCGGTTGAAGTGGTTGCCAACTTGAGTATTCATCAAGTTCAAACCACTCATATCTCGTAAACGCAATCAACCAATTGTCATTACCTGTGGCATTCCAAATAACATCCAACACGTAATATGTCTTGCTTGTGTCGCCGTGTTCATAAAGCCAATCTGTATCTGGAGCATACCAATAGCCATTTACGTTTTCTGGGCAGTTCCAATCAGAAGGTTTTTTTTCAGTCACGATGTTGCCCACGTCTATCTGCATATCACTCTTACGTTCAAACGTAGTCCAAACCCACGTTCTGCCAGCCCCAAGAGAGTTCGTTTTGTTGTTCTGCCATACAACATAATCCTGAATTGAAATGTCCTTCCAGACGTCTCCTTCTTTTGGACTAGTTGGCTATGCAGAATAAAGATGTAAGCAACCGCTCAAAGCTGATATGTCTGCTTTTCCTGAAAGCTCAGCTGAAAGTTGACTTATCAATCCCGAATCATCACCAATCGGATAAGAAGTTCCATCTTGATAGATGTACCAGCTTCCGCTAAGCTGCCATAAATCACCGTCTTTAGGTGCTGTTGGTTGGGCAGAAAGCATGTGAACATAGTAGAAAGTTTCACCGGGCGTTATGGTTCCGTCCGCTTCAAGAATCGTTATGTCGCCTTTTCCGAGGACGTAGCCCGTGACTTCATTTCCGTTTTCGTCTTTTCCGTCTGCGAATATCGTGTAGCCGTTCTGGCTGAATCCAGAAATAGTTGAACCAGCAATCGTGCAGACCCAGATTCCGCCGACCAAAACGCATTCGGCGGACTTTACGGAATTGTCAGGATATGCCGCGCTGACATAGACTTTATCGATGTTCCAGTTCCCTACCCTGCGGGGAACGTTCCGAATCCTCAACGACGAAGGCGAATTGACGTAAGCGCGCCAGGGATAAAGCGGCATGGAAGGGTTAGCCGCCTGTATTTCGACCGATACTACTGCTATCATTTTTTGTCTCCATTTCAGCTTGGGTTGCCAAGCATTGGTTGTTCAAGATATACTTACATTTACGACCTATTGGTGACAGTCACAGCTTGGTCAAGGGTGTTAGTAGACCAATTCTTTATCTTGTCACCTATTATTATTACATCGTTGTTTGCTATTGAAAACCGTTCCATATAGCCATAGTTTGGATTTGAAACAGCTTCATTGTTGTCTAATGTTTTTACGTTCCACATTTCATCACCTCAATAGTTGAACCTTGGACTTGTGCATTTTATCACCAGTTCCAGACGCTCTGTGAATACTGTTGCAGCAAGATAAGTACCCAGACCGCGCGTTGTGTTCGTTCCTTCTGAAAATGCGTTCCCATTGTGGAAGTGCGCGACAAGCCAAAACTCGCTTGGATTCTTGTTCAAGAAATCCACATTGTCAGAGTTTGTTATCTGAAAATCATGATAGTAGTTCGTTGGATTCTGGTATTGGTCTGTGGTCTGTATGGAGTATATACGTGAAGAATTGCCATTTGTCGTATATGCCATGTCTCCACCGAAAGGGTTGTAGCTCATCGCCTAATCCTAGATTAGGGTGTCTTGATATACAGCAGGACCATTGTTGCAATTACCGTTGAACTCAAACGAATCTCCATTGTCGGAGACATCCCATTTGACCGTTGGAAGAGTGTCGAACAATTTAACGCGAAGTGTGGATGCGCCATTGTACATTCCGCCGGGAAACATCAACGCGTCAGCTGGCATATACTGATAAGGGACTCCAATCAATTTAGACGGCGCCCACGCCCTCACGTATGCAGACCAATTTGAAGTCCCAATCTTCTACAGATGAAGTCTATGAAGGTTGAACTTGTACGCCACTATAGATGTTCCAAATTCGCTAAGGTTCTGGATTGATGGCATTGTTGGGTCATAATGCTTGTAGTATTGATACACGGCATATGGACCTTCTGCGCGGCTGAATATTGAGAAGATAGCGCTTTCACCTGTCTTCCATCCATTTGCGTTTATGCTGTTCCTCACATTGTTTATCAATGTATTCGTGTCGTTTAACACCGCAACGCCGCCTTGCTGGTTCTGATACACTTCTTGCCCAAGAGACCATGCTTGAGTATATCTCATATCGGTTGGTGTGACAACAAACTCTTTGTTGGTCCAATTATTCAGTTGCTTTATCACAACCAAATGACTTCCGCCAGCATTTGAGATACCGCCTAGGTGGTTTTTCGACGCACTGAATGCGGTGCGTCCGTTGTCATTTGTAAGATGCACTGTAGCCATACAATCACCTCCAAGTCACAACAGTTGGTGTGTCAACCGTGGTTGTGGTTTCATTGCCGACGTTTGTTATTAAACCATTAGATACCGTCAACTGTCTTGTCTTTTTCTGCAAAGTCGTTCCGTTCCATGTCACGTCTGTGACAACATTGAATGTAGCTGTCTTGACCTGACCTAATGAAGTGAAAAAGCCGTTTGGAAAATCTTGTTCAGTGACATAGTCGGTCAATTCATCTTGTGTGACATAATCAGCCAAATCTGATTGAGTCACATAATTAGTTAATTCAGATTGTGTGACATAATCGGTCAATTCATCTTGTGTAACATAATTGGTCAAATCTGATTGAGTCACATAATCAGTTAATTCAGATTGCGTCACATAGTCTGTAAGTTCGGACTATGTCACATAATCAGTTAATTCAGATTGTGTCACATAATCAGTCAATTCTGATTTCTGTGCGTATGCAGTCAATTCATCTTGTGTGACATAATCAGTTAGTTCTGGAATTATGTCAGATGTATTTTTCCTATATAGAGTTCCGTTTGAATCTGCCGCTATGTAGTAGTCTGTTGCTATTCCAGAACCAACATTAGTGATTGTTCCATCGTTGTTCAGATTTCCATGGTCATGGCTTTTACGTGCATAGAAAGTGTTTACATGACCGACAGTAGCAAGTGCTAATGAATTAGCGTCAGGAAGTCCCGGCTATGATGACAGATATACGTTGCTTGCAAAAGTCTTTGTTCCGTATATAGTCTAATCGCCAGTCAATGTCACTGCACTCAGTTCAACATTGCCACTTATGTCTGGATAAATCCCGTCGACGCTCTTCACACCAGATAGTTGGTTCAAGTAGTTGTTGAGTTCATCCTAATCAAGCCCTATCTCCATTCCCCCATAATAGCCTTCTTTAACCTTTATGAAGTTTGTACCATAGGCGTTGAAAACCCTGTCATGGATTTTCTTGTACCATGAAATTGGGATTTGGAAAATGTATTGTATCTGCTCCCAGTTCATGTTTCACCTCATTCCAAAATTAGAGTTGGGCCACCTTCACCGCGAACATTGTATTGGGTTGTTGTTTTCGTAACGTGGTAAAGGTTTGTATCTCCCATCCTGTCGAATGTGGTTGTAACTGACTGACCCCAACAGTTTGGAACGCGCATCCACGCTGCTCCAATTCCAGTTTGTGTAAATAGAACACCTCCGAGATATTGCCTTGTGGTTCCATTTAAGGTTGAAGTCTCGGAAGATTCTTGAAGGTTCATTGCATCACTGTATGAAAGTCCGTTCCATTCCTCGGTTGTGACGATGGTATCTTGAACAACCACACCGACAACCTATCCAAACACAATGAACTGCTGAAGAACCTTTGTGCTTCGGTTGCTTGAAATGTGTTCTCTATGTCCTGTAGTAGTAGTTGCGTACATAAATCACCTCATTGCTTGATTTGAAGAAGCTTCTTCAACATTGTTGCCAAATCATCAGTGTTCTCAGCTGTGCGCTCGATGTTTCTGTACGCATCAGAAGAGAAGTTGTCGATGTGTTCAGCAGCTTCTTTCGTCCAATCATAATACATATTGCCGCCGGTTGCTTGTATTCTATTGATGTTGTCCCAATCCATTTTGGCGATTGCGATTGCGGCGTTCATGCTTAAGTTGGCAATCTTCTGACTTTGTGCCTGTATCGCGTTTTCGTCAAGCTGCTGCTGTTCAATAAGTTTTTCGCGCTGGCTGTTCAATGTAGCCAATGCTTTTTCTGCCGCATGAACAGCCTGTAGTCTTCCTGACTTGATTTCCGATTCAAGCTCTTCCTTGTCTGGAATGCCAAGCGAAGTGACCCAGTTGTAAGCGCGTTTCCCGCTACCCGGAACTACAAAGTCTGACACGCCTTCAATAAGTCCTCTTGAAAACTTATTCATCAGACCCATAAAACCATCGCCATCTAGATTTAAGCTTCCAACTTTTGTGGCGTTCAAGGCATCTTCGCCTGACGCGTCATAGAGTTTCTTCGCAGCTTCAAGCTGCGCCTTGACTTTGGTGATAGATTGTTCGTTTGCTTTGAGCTTATCCGCTGTGGCTTCAAGCTGCTGTTGCATGATGAGTTGTTCATCTTCTGCCGCTTCAATTATGTGTTGGTTCTGATACGCGGCGATTTTCATGTCATACATGCTGGCAAGTTGCGTCGCCGCTTCATCTCCATACATTGCCCTTGCGTTTTCAACCTATTGAAGCTTCTCGCGTTGCAGCAACAGGACTTCTGCATCATTTACGGTTGCATCAAGTCCCTGCACAGACTTCATCTGCTTTATGTATCTGTTGGTCACATCGTCTATGCTTGCGGCTTGCTTTTGCAGCTTGTCAATGATTCCCGTTATTGATTTCGCCTGAAAGTCTGCCGAATCTTTTGCGGCTTGCGCTATTGAGTCGAACTGCTCTTTGACGCTTGTTCCGAATATGAACTTGGAAACGGTGTTGCTTACATCGGAAAAATAATCCTTTATAGCCTCGCCTGTTTCTTTCCCTTTTATTTGAGTGTCCTCAAAGATTTTTGTTGCGGCGGTTCCAACTGTTTTCGCCAAGCCAACACCGATTGCAACATCCTTCAAGAATGTCTTTATTCCATGACCTGCTTTATTGACGGCACCATCAACATCACCAAACGCGCTTGATGCTGATTTTGCGGTTGCCTTTGAACTTCTCTCGATGGAGGCAACCATTCCGTTTATTTGCTGCTCTGTAGCCTTGATTCCAGCATTGTCAAGAGCAGTGACAATCTGCAATTTCAATTTACTGTCAGCCATTGTCCTTACCTCCCCTATCTTCTATCTTTCTCAATAGTTGCCTGTACTTTATGTAGTCCTCCGCAACACTGCGCTTCATCGGCAAACGCGCTTTTAGGCTTGAGTTCTCTAGACATTTCACCAATGTCGATTGTGTTTGCGTACGCAGTGATTCAGGTGAAACATTCATCATGCCAGCGGTCATGCAAACAATATCCCAAAGCCTGTCGCAAAGATTTTCATCGGCATCTTCATCTTTTACTTCTGGTTCTTCATATCCAAACTTGACATAAAACAACGCCCTCCACAATTCATCTTCTGTGGCATCCACTGTTTTCATCCATTTCTTCACAGCCTTGTTTATCTCCTTTGGAGTTTGCAGACCATCAAGCATTTCAAGGTTCTTCGCATTGGCAAGCATGAACAGATAAGTGAACATCCTCCATTGGTTCGACAATGAAGCGTCCTGACCGAAATCATTCCACCATTGAATAGCGCCTATTGTCGGTTCATGTAGAACAACATTTCCAGCGAACGCCACACGGGGCATGTTCGCCGGTGTTGTGTCTTTGCCACGCTCAATCTTCAGCGCTAAATCATTTAGCTGTATGATTTCCTCATCAGTAGGGGTGAAGCCAGAAGCTCTAAGTGCAGCCAAGTCATTCTTTGCTGTCTTGGTCAACATGATTTATTACGCCGCCTGTGTTGCTGTCAAATACTTTGTGAATGTTGCGGTCCATACAAACATTGATGAATCAGCACCAGTGCAAGTCCAATCGCTTGTGATATGCCATCCAGAAGCAACTGTCACTGTTGGAGCAGTATCTTCAGAGTTTGCCCAAAATGTGACATTCACCGTCTCACGACCAGCTGTAGCATCTGATGCAATAGGGTCACCATTGACTGTTGTTGGGTCAAGTGTGCATGTTGCTTCAAACTCAGATGATTGAAGGGCAAGATTCACGCTTTCTGTATAAGTGAATGCACCAAATGTCAAAGCATGTCTTGCTGGTGTTACTGTTTGTGAATCCATATCATAAGTGCAAACTGCCTATGTTGCACCAGATTCAATCTGCACTGCATCAGCATTCACTGTTGGCTCTTGGCCAGCACCAGTTGAAATTTGAATGCGTGTCAATGCATAGTCACCATCGGAACCATACACTTTTCCAAGTGCAATTCCACTTAGTGTAGCTGTACCATTGATTGCATATTCGCAAGTTGGTGCTTTGATATGACCATATACTTCATCTCCTAAGATGCTGCCATCAGCACCAGGAATCTCAAGAACAGAGTTGCTTCCGTTCTGTCCGTTAGAGCGAAGAACCAAACCAGTTCTTGCAAGTCCAACATAATCTATTTTAGCTGCAAAGCTCATTTTCTTTTTTCCTCTTAACTTATTATCCCGTAAAGGTTGAATGTTTGTGTGTACTGCCAGATGCAAGCCTCTTTATCGAGACCTACATCACCGCTTTCAAGATTGAATCCAGTTGGCTGGAACTCGTCTTCAATCTGGAAATCTGTTGAATATGCTTGGTAAGACTTCTGCCAAGCATGCAGAATGTTTGACACAAGCTATGTCACTTCAAGATAGTCTTGCCCTGTGCTGTCAACTTCTGCTCTAACCGTCAATGAAATGTCTACTTGGAATTGGCCATCTGGAATAGTTGGAGTCTCGTATGACCTTGGGTACACTTTAACACCAAGAATGATTTTTGAAGTACCCTCTTCAATAGCTTTGACTTGCCCATCTTCTACAGCTTGCCAAGCACCAATGAGCTGATAGCCATTTACATTAGATGTTGCAAATGCATCATTGAACTTATCTAAAATAATCTTCTCTATCTTCTGCTCTGTCATGTTCTTTTCCTGACCACTTCTGGGAAAGGTGTTGCTAGCTTTTTAGTTCCAAAGAAAGTACCTCCATCTGGTATCTTCCTGTTTATGATTGAAACAATCTTGTTCATTGCTTTCTTCATTTGGACGTTGACCGCTTGTCTTCCACCTTTTATGGCATCTGCTGCATATCGCAGATTGTCATACAGCACCAATGAATACTTACCACCATTTCCATCATTTGACTTAGCAACAATCTCTTTAGTTGCTGTCAATTGCTGTGCTTTAGCTGTGACTTGGCGAGACACTGCATCTTGTGGATTCTGCTTTGTAGATGTCTTATGCATCAAAACACCTAATGCATGTTTAGCTAGTCCTGCGTATCTAATTTGTCTTGCCCTCACAATTGATTTTGCTTTTGCTTTTGCAGATGCGGCTGATGGTGCAACTATCAGATATGAACGCAACTTAGGGTCAAGAGTGTCTTGCCATCTGAACACAAACCAAGTTGAAATCTTTGATGGTGCTTCAGCAGCAACAACTTTTTCTTCACCATGGTATCTTTGGTTTGAACCTCTATATCTGACGCACAGACTTTTCTTTGAACTCTGTGTGAAGTAAGATGGATAGAGCGTAGTGTCAACTTTAACATTGACTTTTATGCTTGAAAGTTTAGCCACTCTCGTTATTGTGCGAACAGACTTCAGGACATTTATTGCACATGCAGCAATGCTGTCTCTTGCTGTCTCTCTCATCCACTTCATGCGTTCAGCAATTATTTTGCCGAATTGCTGAAGTGTTGAGCCATCTGCAAATGAAGCATTTATCTGCACAGATGCCATCATTTGCTCCTTGCATTGATGACTAATCCCATTATGCTGTCATTCTTGATTTCTTTGATTGCATACTTAATGCCATTGTAGGCAGTGCGTTCAATCAAATCACCTCTAACAAGCTTCTGCACAAATGCATAGTCTTTCTTTCTGCATACAATGTCTATGTCTTCACGGTCGGTGTCAATTGCATCATCGGTCAATGCATCGCCAGTCATGTCAACAAATATTGCAGCTTCAATTGTCTGTCTAAAAGTCTTGTCCCCACGTTTGCCACTTATAACAATGCTCTCTGTGAACATTGGTGCAAATGCTTTATCATTATCTATCCAAGGAGATTTCATCATATTATACTTACATCGCTCGTCCGCTGCAAAAAGAAAGGCCACTCCAAAGAGTGGCCAAGTTGAATATCTACCAACTTCAAGATTAGCTCACTAGGCGAACTATCTTTGAAGGCTGGAGCAGTTTTGCACCAAAGAGTACATCACCAGCGAACTTGTTAGAACCAGTTGCGAGGTCCATGAATCTACGATATCCAATAGTGAATCCAGATTCATCTGTAGCAGACCAAGCCTGTGGATATGCACCTTCAGTACCTGGGAACAGATAACGGGAAGCAACACCAACTGCTGTATCGCAGATGATAGCACCATCGACACCGTCTGGGAGGTTTGGAGCGCAGACAAAAGCCTTGAATCCATAGAGACCATCGACAACACCGAGACGAATTGCCTCAGAGCCACCATAGATGTTGGAATCAAGCTGACCAAGAACAGTTGCGAACTGAGTTGGCTTCATAGCAACAATGCAACGGTCAACAGGAATGTCATTGTCCTCTGCGATTGCGTAGAGTCCAGCAACCTATGCCTTTGTGGATGGAGTGCTTGCGCTGAGTGTCACGTTGGTTGCATTGATTAGACCAAACACGTAATCATTCACGCCACGGGTAAGCATATCAGCAATTGCATAAGCTGAATCAGCTGCCCAACGGATGCCTGTCTCAGCTTCCTCAACGTCAGTTATAGCAACTGACTTCACAAGGTGCTGGTCGAGAGTGATTAGCTCACCACCGATTTCATTAGCACCAGTTGCATAGTTGTTAGTAGAAGCATTGAATGCTGCTGCTGCTGAGAGGTTGTACACTGGTACAGCGATGCTCTTACCGGGAACACCCTGTAGTTCGCTGAAGTTCTTAGCAAACAGGCTAAGTTTAGCGAGGTTCTTGTGAGCTGCCATTACAGCGGACTCACTTGCGGCCTTAAGGGCCAAATCTGAGAATGCCATTTTGATTCTTCTTTCTGTTTAAGTTTGTTTATTGTTAGTGGTTCTTCGCATACCAATCGAAGAACGCTTTTCCTTTTAGAGACTTCCAATCGGTTGTCTCTTTAGGTGTGTTTACACTAGCGTTCAGAGCATCAAGTGCGTCTGCTTTCTCCTTGAAGGCTGATGTCATCTCTGCCAATTCCTTCGTGGTGTTGTCAAGGCTCTCGGTAAGGCTGGTGACATCTGCTCTTGCTTTTGTCAGTTCCTCATCTTTCACCTTCATCTGAACTTCAAAATCTGCTATCTTTGCTTCGTAGTCTTTCTTCATTGCATCCATCTGCTTTGCCATTGCTGACTGCATACCAGATACACGTTTGTCAACTTCAGCTTTAGCGACCATCTCTTCTTTTGGCTCTTCAGCTTTAGTTGTCTCTTCGACTGTTTCTGCTTTTGGCTCTTCAACCACTATATCTTCTTTAGTGGACTCATCAGCCACCTGTTCGATATCATTTTCTGTGATTTCGGCTTGCTTTTTCTCTTCTTCTTTTTCCATAATAATCTCTTTCAATGCTTGTGGAGTGTGCATAAATTTTGGCATATGCTTTGCAAATGCTGCTGCTCTAAGTGGTTCTTCAGTTGGGATGACCTCTGCTTTAAGTCCAAATGTGCTTGCTGTCTCTCCAATTATCCAAGTCTCATCATCAAGCATCTTCTTGATGCCATCATCCTACATGTCAAACTTTGTCCTGTAGATTGCTAGCAATGCATCTCTGTATTGGTCAAGCACTTCTGCTTCTTTACGAAGGTCGATTGCATTTCCCATTGCCATAGTCCATGGATTATGCACCATCAAGAATGCGTTTGCGTCAATCTTCAATTCATCACAAGCACATGCTATCGCTGATGCCATTGATGCAGCAATTCCAATTACATGTGATATTGTCTTATGGCCTTCAGCAGATGCTTTCTTCAACATATTGCATATTGCTAATCCAGCTGAAACACTTCCACCATAAGAAGTTATTGTAAGCTCAAACTCTTCATTAGGTTCAAGCTTGGCTAATGCAGCATTTATCTATGTAGGAGTGACATCTTCAAATGTCTCCTTGTCTGCATCTGTATCTACAATTGAGCCTGCTATCAGAAAACTTTTCATATATGCATCTTTTACTTACACTTAATTTTGCAATTCCGCACCAGTTCTTTCACCGCCGGACTTCATTTCAAACGATGGGTGCGCTAAACCATTCTGCTTGAACCAATCAATCTCTTCCTTGATTGTCATAAGCTTTTCTTTCCAGTCAGGGCCAAGTTCCTCTTTGTAGCTTCCGACCATGTTCTTGATTTTCTTCTCTACTGCATTCTGATGCTGAAGTTCATCAAGTTCATCCATCTTTGGCCATGACCAAGCAACATTAGCAATGAATGTGTCTGGCTGACGATTTATCAAACCTCTCTTGTTAGCCCACAATGACCAGCGGTAAAGAGCCCAGTCACAAATCTGCTCTAAGAACTTCTATGCTTCTTCAAACGTTCTTTCTGAGAAAAGCTGGTTTGCTCTGAAGTCGGCACCTCTTGGCATGAATGTAGCGAACTGTTCAGACAAACCAAACGGCGCAGCAGATTTTGTGGCTAACCAATTGATGAAAGATGGCATGTTTTGGTTTGGATGCTTTGTGTCGAGCAGCTCCATCTTGTAGTTCTCAGGCATAACTTGGTAAATGCATCCTGCTGAAGTCACTCTATCTAATGCCATAGTCCGCACTTGATTGTCAGCTTCTTCTTTAGACAAAGCTTCAATCTCTTCGTCAGTCATATTCTCAATGTCAACATCACTGTCAAAAGCAGATGGCAATGCTACGTCTTCATTTGAAACACTTGAATCTTGAAGCACCTGAGCTAAAGTCTAAGCATTTTTCTTTGCTGCTGCAAGCTCATATCCACACAAATCTTCAAGGTCAAGAATGGTTGCTAATGAAGCAGCAAGTGGCGTTACACCTCTGCCTTGCGCTACACGGAACACGTTTCTTGGCATCATCCAGAATGAATCAAACATTGAAGCATCTGGGTCGCGTCTTAAGAAGTATGATTGTTTAGGGTCAAATATCGTCTCACCTCGCTAGCTGCGGCTTACGATAGCGCCAATGAAACGACCATTGCTATTGTAGACGCGTCCAAGTGACTAGCGAGCATACTTTCCATAACGACTCGCCAAAGCTTCAGGTGTAGTGTTTCCAATTTCATCAGGTTCATATACAACCAACTTTCCAGAATCTTCAATCAGTCCATCATCGAACATGAGAACCATGTCACCACCAAGGATGTAGGTCTTCAAGATAAGCTTAAGAAGTGTGTTGAATGAAAGTCCATCAAAGAAGTCTGCATCTCTAGTCCATTGCGAGAACTGTTCTTTGATTGCTCCTGCATTCTCGAAATCAAATATTGCTTTTCCGCCTTTAGTTCCAATAGCATTCAAGTCAAATTGCTTCAAGATGCCATTGAACGTAGATGAATTTCTTGTAGCATTCCTAGCTAAGTCGAGCATCTGGCCACGAGCATATGAATCTAATATCTAATCTTCGTCACGGAACTCAACCATTCCGCGTTCACGTTGAAGTATGTCTGTGCCTTCAACTATCTTGTATCGTGGCCCAAACCACTATGCTTTTACGCCTTTAGCTATCTTGCTTGTGATAAGCAGCTTCTATTTGCTGCTCAGGTCTTCCCATTTAGGAGATTTCTTAGTTCCAAATCCAAACATATCTTAGACCTCATAAATCATAGACGACAAGAACGTTAGTCCATACTGATTGTTCGCCAACATTCTTAAGCATCGCTCTTAGTTTCTTTAGTTCGCTAGTCAACGATGAAATAGCTTCAGTGATTTTTGACAAATCTAACCGAGTATAACTCTTGCTTCCGCCACCTGAACTCATAGTGGCTGAAGCATAACCATTCTTTGCTATCTCAGCACGACAGCGTTTAAGCTCTTCAATGTCCGCTTCCACTTCTGCTATTCGTGTGAGGATTTTACGTTTCTGTGTTATTGTCATGACGATATTACTTACACCATTCCTTAGACAAGTTTGATTTTGTGGTGTTTCTTTGAGACTTGCTTTGGATAGTTGCTTTGCACCGAGGACATAGATACAACATTTGTGCCGTTTATCCCTTGGCTTGCTGCTACGGCATAGCACATGCTCATGCAGTCAAGATAGTCATGCGGCTCCATGCTCTTCCAATGGTACAAGTCTCTGCCAGATTTATGCTCCATAGATATAAGCTTCTCGTTGCAAACTTGAATAGCAAAGTCTCTATGAACTTCTGCATCACCGAAATACAAGTTGCATGAACCTACTGAACCAACAGGACAAATCAAAGCTTTCTGTGCTGCAACTTTGTAGAAGTCTGCATCAAAGAACACATACTTCTTTCCAGCACCAGACTTGACATGCTCTTGTGCATCGCCACAAAGAACCGTCTTGCCAATAGCATCACGAAGTCTTGACCTCACATATGGATTGAACATGCTTGCAGCACGTCCAGCAAAAGCACATAGTGGAATGCCAACTTGTCTTGAAGCTACCTTAGTGAAGTTGCAGACCGCATCCCAGTTTCTGCCTCCAGCATCTATTGCAAGACCATCAACCTTCACACCTAAGCTTTTGATGTGCTGACATATCTGCATTAGCTTATCATGCACAGCAGCATTGTATGCCATGTCTGGAAGCTTCTAGTCGACCTTCATGTCAAATGTCTGGTGCCAAACCACCTGTGATGTTGTGTCAGGCTTGAATGCAACTAAAGCAGCTGTAGCTGCGTATGAAGTGTTCAAGTCTATTGCACCAGCTACAAACAAATAGCCATCAGGCACTTCAAGCAATTTGTCTTTAGTTATCTTAGCTACAACCTTAGTTGGTGTGATGTCTATGCTGTATGAGTGCTTCACTGGTGACATCTGGTATTCAGATTGGAATGCAGCATTGCCAATTACATGCTAGATTTCAAGCATCTTTTGGATTGCTGATATATGGCCATCCTTTGCAGAGAATCTATATGGGTTGAACACTTCACATCCTTCATCCATCTACGCTTGGTGCTTCTTGTAGAAGTCCAAACTTTCGTGGTGGTCAGAGCCTGTTATTGATTCTGCATCAAACAGCTTGAAGTATTGTGCCCAAAGTGAGTCTTTAGATTTGAGGTCTTTTGGAAACTTCTCTATTGCTTTATAGATGGTGGTTTTCCAGCTTATGTCATTCTTCAGTTTTTCAACTAAGTCATCAGGGCAGATTGGGGTAGCAGTCTAAAGAATTGACAATCTCTCTTTTCCACCAAGGTTCATGATGTCCTTGCGAATCAAGGACAACAGCTTCTCTACTTGCTCTGGACTTTCAGCAGTCTCTGATGTTTGCAGGTCATCTAGCAAAATGCATGATGGTCTCAATGTGCCATGCTTCATTCCTCTCAAACCACCAGAAATGCCTCTTACTGCTATGGTTGAAGCTGATGTAGAAAGTTCATTTCCATCAGCATCTTGCAACCTTGCAAATGTTATGTTGTTTGCTGTTTTCTGGATTTCGGTCGATTGCCCTTTGTAGAGTTGTCTACGTCTGTATGAACCTTTGCAGACTTGGAACGGAAAGCACAAACTAGGATAGTCCTAAGCAAATGGAGTATCTGTCTCTACAACCACGCGCCAAATGTCCTAAAGCAATCCTGATGCCGCTCTAGCGTTGTTTGAGATTATGACCACATATTTCTACAAGCCTGTAGCAAGCGCGTATAGAGTCACACACTCACAATATGAGGACTTGCCATGACCACGCGGCATGCATATCAGGTAGTTTGTGTGGGCAGTCATAGCTTTTGCCATCTGCTTCAAGACTTCGATGCCTTTAGGTGGTGGTGCGTCATCTAAGAGCAATCCTAAGCAATAGGTCTAAACCCACTTCTCAATAGACTTCTCCGCTTCCTTGCGGCGATTCCAGTCTATGTTTGCAAACGCTTCATCTAACTATGCATCTATAGCTGCTGCCTTGTCATCAAACCGTTGCTTGCGTTCGGCAGTGGTCAAAATTCTATCATTAAATATGCGATTTTTAGACATATCTAGGATTTAAAGTTTCTAAATTTCTGAGTGTCAC